TAAACATCTGGATGTATGGCATCCCAGATGAGTCGACCATCGACTTATTCCAGTCCAGCAGCGCCAACGCATGTCCACCACCACCGCTGCGATAGGACTCGATCTTGCCAAGGCTGTTCGGCTCCATCGTCGAGTTCCACCCAATGCCGATCACGACGCCACCGATGCCGTAAACCAACCACTGCAGAGTCTGCTCGTAGCTTTCAAGTCTGACATAGCTACTCAGCGTGCGTTTCTTAGCGTCGTCATACGCAGCCTGACTAAAGTCGGTGTAGTAGCGACCTGTATACGGTGCCAGTTCTTCAAGGCAGCTCCCGCGTTTTTGCGAGGCTCTGGCGCCGCCTTCAATGGTCGATCCGCGATCGCCGCGAATGCCATCCTCTTGCTGGCTTGTGATGTAGGCAAACTGCCTTGATAGCTGAATGATCGCGCCCTCGGTCTGGCGGTAGATTGCGACTTCCTCCGCTGAGGTTCTTGCATGACCCTGGCAGGCACCTTGTTGCTTTTGATCCTCGATCTGTAGCCAGGCAGCGACGCCTTGCGAGTCAGGAAGATCCTTCACGTTGACCGATGGCAGATCAAGGCCAAGACCTGAAAACGTAGCGCAAAAAGTCTTTTCTTCAGGTGTGCGAATCAGACCATAGCTGTAATGGCCTTCATCCTCAACAATGGCGCGGTCTTGTTCGTAGATACTCACTTTGCGAGACTCCTGAAACCGGAACCGATCTCGCGAAAGATTGCAGCCGCATCACCAGGGAGCTGACCTGTGCCAAGTCGCGGCGCCATCACGTTAGCCATCGCCTGCTTGAATGCCGATCGAGTAGCCGCGTCTAGAGTGTTTGAGGCCTTGCTGGCATCCTCGACTGTCTTGAAGTCTTTGACGCCGGCTGCTAGCAGATCCATGTCATGCGCCATCGCGTTGACATACTCGGCCATCGCTTTGCGTGCTTCACGAGATAGCACCGACAGCTCGTCTACAGGGAACGGCTCGACGCGATCGTCTGTCAGTTCAATCAGCGTTTCTTCGGATGCGATGCCACGCTCAGGGTCAAAAGCAGAGAACTCAACGACGTACTTTCCGGCGGGAGTGCCACTCTTGAAGCGATAGACGTTCGGAGAAACCTCATCGAGGCTTACCCGCTGCAGGTCCGGTATACGTCGTGCTTTCATCTGGCTGAACTTGTAAGGCACGACAGTCTCGACGTTGATCGTTGTTTCGACATGATCGATTCGCGGCCTACTGGACACAGACGCGACGACAGCACCGTTGACGATCTGCGGATTCTCAAAGCCGGTCCAGTACGCCAGACGGCTCTCGGTAATCTTGACCTGTGCCGAGGCCAGCTCCGCGACGACCAGTACCAGAACAATCGCCATCCACCGCGCCATGACAGCCTCCGTTACAATCGCTCAGCCACTATTTTGTCGTAAACGATTCCGACCAGCTCGAGCCACCAGACACGCAGTTGCGAATCAACTACGGGCTCGACGGCATCTGGCACGTATGGCAGGTCGTATGGCGCGACATACTTGTCGAAAGCGATCGCTGCAGCATCGAGAACAGCTTGCCGATCGGGAATTGAGATCGCGGATATTAACCGATCTTCAATCAGCTGCTGCAATCGATCAAGGAAGAATCCAGCGGTAGGCCGCGACACAGACTCGAGCGGCAGCTCGAACAACAAAGCTTTGTCCGACATCGACGCATTCCCTTGGTAAGAAAATGCCCCGCCACCGTTGGTTAGGTTGCTGTCGCGATGGCGGGGCGCGCGGAGACACTCGCGCAAGATAGCAACTCAGCGGAGATACTCAATCTTTTGATTGGCAAGCTGGCGAAGCACTGGCAGATGTAGATTGATTAGCGACAAAAACGCGCTCGTACGTGTAGATTTTTTTCGCGCCGCAGTGCCGGCAGACTCGCTCGCGCAGGACGCCATCTGCAGTCTTGCGAGTGTGAAGCACTTCAGTGCTTGCTGATTTGCATACAGGGCAAGTTATCCCCACTCGTCAACCTCCTCATCTCGCGAGATCCATCCGCAGCCGTAACCCAGAGCAAACGTACCGAGACTAATCATCACCACTGAAGCTGCTGGCGGATCGGGCCTGGCTGACCAGACTACGCCGGCAAACAACAACACTATGCCTGTTGCGATGGCGAGCCTGTGCATCGATCGATCTCCATATCAACAGGACGCCACTGTCTAAAACACAATTTCAAACGCCTTTTCCCGATCTAAAACATCATGAAACGCTATTGATACAAAACGATCGGCAATATATCCCATCCGTTCAAAATCGCTTTTGGCGAGCCTACCCAACCGACATTTCCTTCAACGTGCCATATTTCATACCAAGGCTCAATCATTTCCAGATAATTTTGATAACTCCAGCCAGGCTTATCGCCTTTTTTTACTTCATCCAATTCATTGACAAGCTGATAAAATGGCGTTGCCATACCTGGGCCACGATCAAACCTTTGGAACCATCCCGCTAAAACCGCAAAAGTCGCATCTTGATGGTACATCATGGCGGAAAATGGTATGCGTATTATTGCGTCTACGTATTTAAGAATTACTCCATCTCTCTTTCGATCGCGTTCCGCGTTGTGAAATGCTTTACCGTCGAGCTCTACAACAATTGCCTTGCCACTATCTTCAATAAACGCATCGACACGAAAGTTTTCAAATCGCTTTTGTGGTGTTGCTCCATCCTCTGACTTTGGTGTCTTTCGCAGATAATGCCAAAACATGCACTCCAGTTGCGAATCACAACCATTCCCACAATAGCAATCAAGTTGCGACCAATCTTTTTTCATAGCGTCACATCAACCTTCACTCCGTTACCTCCACGCCAACCTATCCCGCCATTCGTTCCGCCCGCAGTATGAATGCGTTAATCATGCTTGCGGTCTTGCGTGTCAACAAAAGCAACAACATCCAGTGAAGTGTTCTCGTCGTAATGTTCACCGTTTTCGTGCCATGCTTCAAGCTTGCCATTGACGTTTCCCCACCAGAGCCCGTCATCTGTTTGACCCCAAACCTCTGCGTCCCAGCTACTGCGTGTTTTCCAGTTTCCTTTTTCAATCTTGGGCATAAATCGTTACCTCCACTCTCTCAGCGGCCTCAGTCCAATACTTTCCGGTGTACCCTGCGTAGCACCAGACTTGTTTGTCGTCGCGCCACACCTGGCCGGTAATCGCGTCCTCGAGGGCTCGGATCAATTTGGCAAGGTCTGGGGTTTGCAGATGCAGCCTCGGCGCACTCGCCTTGAGCCCATTGGCGCCGTAATGCGATTTCGGGCGTGCGAAAAAAAACTTGCACCCGAGGATGATTGGCCCAGCCAACAAGGGCTTGCCTCCGTACGCCGCAGCTGCCATCGCGCGTACTTCCGCCATCCACTGGCCGGAGTTTTTGTTTGCGTCCATCGCGTACGTGCATACTCTCCCATTCGCCATGACTGGTTTGCCGTTGCGATAGATCACCATGGCACGCTTCGAGCCTCTCTGTTGCGGTCTTCCGTAGACGGTGAAATTCAACTTCGCATCAAAGATTTGCTGTGTCAGCGGTTCCCAGATTCGTTTGTTTTCCATGGTTTACAAGTGGCTCCTCCTGGGCCTGTCAACTAACTGGTTGGTAACGCGCGAAATGCCAACTGAATCTCTCGAGTTGCGCCGGCCAGCTTCGGCTGAGCTGCACGATCAGGCGAACACGCAATTCTGCGAGGAACTGGATCGCCAACAACTCCGCCAGTAGCTTCAGCGACCGATATACCTGGCAATGGCTCGCAGGCCTCACCAGTCACACCGCCGGCCAGTAGTGCGGTATATGTTTTGAGAAAATCAAGCCGCACCCACTTCTCTGATTCTGCATCGCCAAAGCGCTGCAAGAACGAAGGCCAGCCGCCAAGGCTGCGTATGCTGGCGTTCACAAGCTTGTCGCCAAAATCGATATGCTTGTACGGACCAAGCGGCACAGCTGCCATCACATCCGACCAAGCGGCAATTGCGCGTTGCTCACCGGTCTGCTCGCCGGCAAATCTCCGCAACTCCACAGGCCGCGGCAATCGATCTGCTGATCGGATGGCGGTCGCAACTGCAGCTTGAACACTCTCAAGCGGCAAATCGTTCAACCCGAGCCAATAGCCGTACAATGTCGGCTTGGTTGCCTGCTGCCCAAATGTCTCGAGCAAGGCTGCCATGGCTATCGAAAACGGTCCTTTGTCATCGGGATCACGCATCGCCAACAAACTCCTCGATTGCACGCTTCGTTCCGGCCACACGCATGTCGGCAAATGTTTCACGCTGCGGCTTGCTGCGATTGGCGTACTTACCCTCAAGTAGCTTTGTGACCGAGTCAGGCCGCAAGAACCACTCGAAGTCTGCCACCCAGCCGCGATCGTTGACTCCTCTGCAGAAGTCGCTCTCAGACGCCCTAGCAATCGCTCTACGCCAGTGCTCGAGCCAAAATCGATCCTTGAGCCGTTGGCTCAGCGCAGCCCTCCGCTTGCTTGTTAGCTTGCAATACTGCTGCATGGCCTGATTCCAAGCCGATAGCACCTCCTGGTGAGCAAGGGGTCCAGCGGCGTCAGCCGCGTTCGACTCCCCCTCTTCAAGGATAGGCTTGGCCTGGTTAGGGTTTGGGCTAGGCTTGGCTAGGCTAGGCTTGGCTTGGTCACGCGAGGCGCCGCCTTCTGCCGTAGGCTCTGTAATGGCTTCTGCAGTAGGCTCTGCAATAGGCTCTGCAGTAGACACTCCCCCAGATTTAGCGGTACCCTGCGGCAGTTGCCCTCGGTATTCAGCCAAGAAATCCAGGTTCAGTTTTTGAAGTTTCAGCTTCACCCACTGCTCACAGTGTTCGTGCCAGTCGTGGACGCGGAGCCTGTGATTCTCGCTCTTGTCGACCCAACCAGACTCAACTAACGCAGTAATAAACTCCTCTGGAGACCCAGTCCACTCACAGGCTCTTGAGATAGCGCCGTCTCGATGCTTCCCTATGTCGCCTTGAGGCGCATACTGCGCCGTAAAGTCAAATAGCAGCGTCACGACGCCTATGGCCTGCGCCCTCGTCACATCAAGCCGGCTCGCAAGGTCCAGCATCTTCGGATGATTCAACGCATCACGCTTCATGCGGCAATTCCTTTTAGCGCCTTTTCAAACACAATTTTTAGAACAGCATCCCCTGCACGGCCTCGGCATCCTCAACAACCTGACTGAACGTGCGACCAGGCTTCGGTTCTTCCGAAACCCACTGCCACACATGGACAGGCCTGCCGTAGTCGCCAATCACATGCTCCTCGCACTTGCGCAAAACTCCTGCCCGGGTCAAATTGCTGATCGCTCGCCTAACACTCGTTAAAGGCGCGTCTGACAACACACGATCACGTACTTGCTCGGGCGACAGCCGAGCCGGAAAGCTCGCGCAGAACAGGTCGAGTACAATCGCCTCTTGCCCCTGAGCTTTACGCTCGTATTCTGCGCGAGTCCCGGCATCGACTGCTGTAGTGTGGTGGTAGTTCATGATTACTCGCGATTTAACCAATCGTCTTGAATCCTCACTGGCCGTGAAGCATCAAGTTGGTTCTGAACCACCTGCCTGTCGGCATCGGAGAGGCCTGGGGATGATCCAGCACGCATTCCTGCCCAGAACGCACACCACAGAGCTTCGGAAATCTCCGGAGCTACTTCGGGAAAATACTTTGAAACGAAATATTCAAAGCTCATGCGCACTGCGCCGGGCCTGGCTATCACGTTAAACCTCCGACAAGCTCAGGCTCGGAATCTTCAATCATGCCGGCAAGGCGATCGGCTAAGACTTCGGTGCGAGGCTGTCCGCTAACCGGCTGGCGATCGGAGTATTCGATGCGCTCGAGGTCTTCCACGCTCACAGCCCCCAGCACTAAATCAGGCATAAAGCGCCTGCACCACTTTGTGGCCCCAGAATAAAACAGCTTCTGCTCAGGGTCGCTTACCCACATCTTGTTATCTGACTTGACCTGGCCAAGCACCAAGCGAATCGCTTTGACGCCGCTCAGCTGCAGGTCGGTCGCAGTAGCAGCCTTGCCGGTACTCACATAGTCGCGGAGCAGTTGCTTGTCAGCTTCTGTCAGCTTGTGAGACGACCCATAGACGACTGCAGCCATCTTGTCGCCAGACCCGTCGTAGATCACTTGCAGGCCATCTACTAGGCCGCCGTGAGCAACAGCCAATGCTGCGTACAGTTTTCCCTGGAAACCAACTTTTCCGTGCACCGAGTAAGTCTCGCCGGCGACCATCTGGGCACTCATTCGCCACTTCTCCGCCATGGTCACCACGCCGATACAGGTCGCGATAGTCTCTTGGTCATTTCGGCCAATCAGGTGCTTCGGCGTCCAGCTGCTTTTAGCTAGCGCCGTTGCCTCTCGTTGCGCCAACTCCCATCGCGTTTTCTGGAGTTCTGCGGCTTCCGATAGAACGATCGAGGTGCTGACAGGTGTCGAGTTTGCTGGAACGATACTCATTTCTTGCCCCTTGGTTTGACGACTTGGATCTGACGATAGGTACTAGCTTCGACGGTGTAGGCTTTGCGCGATCGCTCGAAGTGCGTGAGTCGCGTGCCATCTGGTAACACTCCCTCTTCTGCATCGCCTAGCGCCAGTAGGATCTGTGAATCAACTGCTTCCAGCTGTTCGCGAAGACTCTTTTCCTGCTCCTTGAGAGATGCCCGCTGCTCCATCAGGCTCGCTTCTGCAGAAGTCAGCTCGATCGATTTGCCTGCTTCCTTCCGTAGTCGTTTGACTACGCTCAGTGCCGGCGGAGTCCGCAATTCAGGCTCGATGCCGCGAACGATGTGCCTCTCCCACCAATCGGTGAGCATTGTCGTGAGCTGCGATGCAAGACGATCTGAGCGTTCGCACTGATACTTCACCACGCCGCGACCGGCGATCAGGGCGAATAGGTATGCCATCTCAGCGCCAGTGCAAATCAATTGCGCGTGCAGCTGGCATAGGTAGTGATCCGGAACCTGATCGGTGAGCGCGTCACCCCAGTCACCCATGACTTTTCCAGTCAGACCAGTCGTCTTCGCTTCGACTGGCTCTCCGCTGCTGACAACCCTCGCGTCTAGTGTCGCGGCAAGTGGAAACTCGCGATGAACCACTCGCACGTTACGCTCAAGCAACCCAAGCTGATCTTCAGCCACATCCAGCACGCCAGATTCAAAGGCTTGACCAGCTCTAGTCGCATCGTTACCAGCCCAGTTGCTAACTTTACCGGTCTTATCAGCCCATACTTCCCAAGCTGTTTTCCAAGGGCTAATACCAAGGATCGCCGCGACATCGCTAGCGCCTATTGCTCCGCGCCTTTGCTCGAGCCACTCCTGCCTTGCATCTACCGCCGGCGCCGCATTCGCCGGCAATCCATTTGCGTCAAAAACTTGCGGCTCTGCGATTGTCATAATGCACCTAACCTTTCTGCTGCCTCTTTTTGGCAGCTGCGACTTCTTCTCGATCAATCGTTACCGTCCGCGGTGCCTCGATGCCGAGTCGCACTCGGTCTTTGTGAACCTCGAGAACCGTGACCGTGATGCCTCCGCTTAGCATCAATTTCTCTTTCAATTTCCGCGACAAAACTAACATTCCATTGCTCCAATAAACGTCCTAAAGAACCACTTCCTCAGTTGTTGGGGTCGACTTACGAAAGACATCCCAAGAAAACTTGAGCGACCAGTCGTGATCGACTACCACAAACTCATCCATGCTTGATTTGTGATCTACTGTTGCCGGGTAGCCTGGAAACAACTTCTTGGCTGACTCAGCGCCGCGAAAGCCGAAACTGACACACGCACCACAATCCTTGTCCCACACGATCGCGATTACATCCGGCGCGTGCGGATGTGCATCGATCCAGCCAGACACTCGATCTAGCGCATCGCGAAACGCGCCAGCACGACTAACCTCAAAACCACAACCACTCATCTCCGCACCTCGAAATAAAAAGCGCAGCGAAACGCTCGCTGCCAGCGGCTTAACCAGTGCTCCTGCACCGGGGAAAATCGTTTATTGCTTTGCGTAAATCTCTTTAGTCACCGGATTGCTTGGGCTGCCGCCGCCAGGTTCGGACACCAGCAGCTTGCCTTCCGCAATTCGCTGCGCTTCGGTGGTTTTTCCGTTAGCGACACTTCGCATCGTTGCGCGGTAGCATCGCTCGTGACACCCACGCACAACTCGCGTCTCGTCCAAAGGCTCCATGCAAGCAACGCACAGATTTTTAGTCTCAGCCTTTGCAAGTCGCTCTTTCGCTTCGTCGTTCAATTCGATTTGCATACCGCTGAAATCCACTGTTGACCAAGAAACGCCTGCCTCACGTAAGGAAACATACCTCGCATCCATAGTGGTGTCAAGCGTAGCGTCCATTGTGGATACGTACGTGGTGTCTTCGTTTGATTTGCAAGTCTTTGCCATTTAAGCACTTGCGGTGGACACTACGGTGGACAAGAATTTTGCTATGGATGCTGACGCAATCGCGAGACAAATCAAAAAGCTGATCGTGGAGCTAACCGTGCTTGAACGGATGGTCAGCGAAGGAGTGCCCACATTTCCTGCTGACCGGCTGACGCTTGTTGCTGAGAAGGTGTGCCTTAATTGCAACAAACCACTCGGCAAAAGTCGCGACGTTCGCGGTTGCCATGAATACTGCTACAAGCAGGTCAAATCTTCGATTAAAGCAGGAGAAATGACCGAATTTGAAGCAGTTGAAGCCGGTTTAGTGCTACCAAAAGAAGTTGGTGGCGGGCGAAAGCCAACAGGCACTCAGCTTGCAAAGCTTCTGGCCCAAAAAAGCGAAGAAGCACGCATTGAAAGCTTGGCATCAAAAGACGACCCTACGCGGAAATCTGGCGCTTCCGGCAGACGCGCCCGCAAGACAAAAGGCGCCGAGGGCTAGATTCGATTCGCACAATTACCGGTCTTCTACCGAGCTTCGCGTAGATTTTTCCCAAAGCAAAAGCAGTGTCTCTGTCGTAAGACTGCCGCAGCCAGTATTGATTGCCATTCACAGTAAATTTAATCACATAAACCTTGATCATTGATGCACCTCTCTGACGAATGGACGGCATCATGCCCGCCTTATCCGATCGCATCAGTGTCATGTAGCAGCGGACACGTTTGGTCACTATCTAGGCCAAGTAACAAAATCAACGGATCCAGTAGGCATCCCAGAAAAGACCGACAATCCAGATTTGGCAGATTTAATCTCAGATTGCGCTAGTCACAGATGCAGGGTTGACTGCTGTCTCGCCTGCGGTACCATATCCATCGCTTAACCAGATCCTGCTGCCGGACTCCAATGGATTTCAGAGTCAGGTGGCCATCATGCTACTCAAAGCCAAACAGGTTGCGCAGCAGCTCAACTGCGGTGTGACTACCGTTCTAACTTTGGCCCGGTCTGGTGATCTCCCGGCGGTCAAGCTCAATCCGACCAAGCCCAACTCTGAATGGCGATTTCGCCAGGAAGACGTTGAGGCGTTTCTGCAGCGGGCTACCTATCGGGCAGCCATAGTGCCTATGCCAATGGCCACTTCCACCTTAGGGCCCAGGCCTGGATTGCCCATGCTGGATCGCATTTGCGCTCGCAAAGGAATCCAGCGCTAATGTTCTCGCGGGGCGATCTCGTCGACTGGAACGACACTGACATCGTCGAACTCTGGCGAGAGCGGGTCGCCATGCGGCTAATGCCGATTACAGGTCGGCAGGAGACAGTGAGCGATGTGCGGCAGGCTGAGTATCTAGCAGCTAAGGAAATTAGGCAGTGGGTAGGGAAAAGGCAGCTACCGCACGAGATTTTGCAATGTTTTCATAAGCTAAGGCAGGCAACATGAATGCAATTACATTTCGTCAAAAGCAGACAGCAAAGCTTCGCCAGCAATGTCGGGAAATGATGCAAGCAGGCATGGCGATTTCTGACATAGCCGAACAGCTTGGCGTTGTAGTCAGTACCGTCCACAATCACACGCGCGACTTAAAGCGAACGAAAAAAACATATTGCGGATGCAAGCCCAAAACCTATAACGACTGGCTTGATCCCGACGACGAGGCTAACGTCCATCAATTTTGGGTACCATCGCCGGAAGAAATTGCACGAGTTGGTGAGGAGCTACGGAAGCTGCGAAAGCAACGCGAGGAAGAAACGGAGCTGACAATCCAAAAAATGGAGCGACTTGGCGACGAGCGCCGGTGGGCAAAAGCGGCGGTCAAACGTAATGCGAAAAGTCTAGCTAGGCGTATAGCGTCGAGCAGCGGCCAGCCGGACAGCGGCCAGTAAATGATTGGAATGCTGATCCAAATGGCCGTATCTTTGCGAGACCATGCGAGTGTCAGTATGTCCCATCAATGCTGACACGGTGGCAATATGGCTGCCGGCCAGTAGCGACTCAGTCGCAAATGTGTGCCGATAAGCATACAGCGTGAGCCCGTCTGGCAGCTTGAGCCTCTTTCGCAGCCGGCGAAATCGCTGCTCGGCGGTATTTTTCTTCCAGGGATCGCCATCCGCTGTAGTGAATAAGTGATCTTTGCAGCGACTGGCGAGCAGTATGCGTGTCAGCGTCTGTAGACACGGGTTGAGGTACACTTTTAGGTGACGGCCTGTGCGCTTTGCTGTTTTGTGGCTGGCAAAAGCCCAGGCAGTACAATCTGGCAGCACATTAACGCGAGTAACCTCTCGGATTTGCTGCGGTCGAGCGCCACACTGCATTGCGATTAGAAACAGCCCAAAAGACTTGTCGTCCACGCACTTCATAGTCTCGGTAACCAGCTCGGAGTGTGTGCTGGAATCGATCGTCACCGCCCGCGGAGGCCCCTCGCTTACCGAGAACGCAAACAGAGGATTCTTGCTTACCCTACCAGTGCCGTGGGCCCAGCGCATCACTCGCTTAATCGCCGCCGCCGCGTCCCGTCTGGTAGATTGTTTCCAGGTCTTAGGCTCGCCTTGCGTGCCGTTCTTTCGCAGTCTTCCAGGCTTAGGCTCATCGAGCCACTTGGCCACCATGCCGGGCGTAAGCTCGATCGCGGCCAGGCCATCAGCCGCCGGCAGAAACGCAGCCAGGTAGCCACCCACTTGGTTTAGCTTACTCTCTGGCAACAAATGAACATGCTCCTGCAGCCAGGCTTCGGCCAAGACGGCAAATGAAGACCGGTCGCTGATCGACTGCAGATCGAGCATTTGAGCCCACTGGGTATGGGCCTTTGTTTCGTCAGGATCGAGGCGAATAAATCGGCCAGCGCCGTCTTTGACGTACCAACAGCCATGAGAAGCACGATAGAAGGGTTTTCGCATTTTACTGACTCCGCGCGAGAGCCAATGTTAGCGATTCCGCTGGACACGTTTGGTCAGAAGTGCCACAGGCTGCGGCACTCTTTGGTGCCATTTTGGTGCCAAGATTTTCGGGCACCGAAGAAATCTTGCGTATTTGCAAGGGATTTTAATGGGCGAGGAGGGACTCGAACCCCCGACATCTACTTTGTAAGCGACAGAATAGCAGCACAAAACATCAAAATCTCTGGGTTTTTAGCGCATCCAGCCCGCGCAAAGGTGTGAAAAACGTGTTAGTTAGCGGTGGTTTGGTGCCAAAATGGTGCCAAGGATTCGTATGCACAAGATGTTTTAGAGGCGATTCCTTCCCCAATGTTTTTCGGCTTCCTGTAACGCGAGATTAGGCTTGCCTAGCTTTTGGTTGACCGCATTATGTATGCGAACCGTCCATTCAAAAAACTCCGCAGCAGATTCTAGGTTAGGCATATTACCCGGTAGTGTCAGCAAGTCGCGAAAGGTACCTTTGCATGAGCAGCCGAAGCTGGGGATTCGCGCGATCCACTCGTCTAGCCATTTGGCTGTATCTACTTTGCTCCATTCCGCCGGCGCGTAGCTGTGCAGCTCTGACCATAGGCCGCGAAATCGCTCTATTCGATCCCTGGCTAGTTCCGCTGGGTTTCTATAGTCGACAGGCTGACCAGGCCCGCGCCCAGCCTCCCAGGCTGACCAGTAATCCTGTCGAGTGCGGCACAGCTCAAGCCACCTGTCGGTCTTGTGAACGGCATGTCTGGCGCAGTAGCCAGCAGCTGAGCAAGCGCATTCGGTCATTCAGTGATCTCAACCGAAAAGTTGTACTCGTATAACTCGCCATCTACGCCAACAGTATTGTCATGGTAACCCGTTTCGGAGCATAAAAACGCCTGAGTGCTAAAGATCAGTTGCCGTTCCTTGAACGGTGGAAACCGCAACAGAATCGGATTACAGGTACTGGTTGCCAGAGAGATGGCATTGGTGCGACTGTTATTGGGCCCAACGGTCACAAAATCAAGCGTTTCATCGTAGGCGATGTCGAAGCCCAGATAGTCACCAAGGCCAGTTGGGTCTAGCGTCGAAAATGGAAAGCTAGTGCCGTAGTCTGTCCAAAAAACCATAGCTAATCGCATTTTTGGATAGCCTGCGCCATAGTTGTCGCCGTAGGCGTAATCGCAATCGAGCCTCCAAAGATAATAGAAATCGTCTCGAGTAATGGTGTCGCTGAGCCAGACGCGCTTTGCGGCAGAATCAATGATACTTGGCGTATCAAAATTGGTGCCTCCAGTCTCCCATTTTGCATTCAGAGTAAAAGACGCAGGTATACCAGGGCAGTCTCCGCCATTGGTCAACGTCAGCGTCAACGTATCTGGCCAGCACTTGACGATAGCGCTGTAGCCAAACCCCTCCACGCAGAGACATTCGCAATATGGGCAGTTGCGATTGTCGATCCAATGAATTTCGTAAAGCCAGTCGTCAAAGTCCCCCTCGAGGAAGCTGAAATTGCCCAGACCGTCAAAGCATCTTGCCGCTCCGGTGTCGTCGATGCAGATTTCAGCTTCATAAATGTCGTCTGGCAGTCCTCCCTGTAATGCGGTGAATGCTGTAGCCTGCACGCCAGGCACGTAGCATAGGCCACCAATCACAGGATTCTCAGTTCCCATGGCAAAACCAGAGACGGTCTTGGTATTGCCGCTGCCCTCAATCTCGAGAGTAACATCAAAACCACCTGGAGACGTTTCTGTTAATGTCCATGTCGCTTCGACAGCACCGTCCAGAGGATCGCCTGCACGCACCTTGTAAACTTTGCCATCCGCTGGATTAGCCAGTACAAAATTGGAACGGAAAGATCCCAGAGGAGCCCATGCCGGGTGGCAAATTGTGGTGGCCAACACGCCAGGCGTAACGCAGACAAGAACACCGTCTACGATCTCCCACTCACCAGATTCCACACTCCAACCCGAGCCAATTTCGGATCGCTCGAAATAGTCTTCGCCAAGAAAGCAAGTACGTTGACAGCAGCAGCGTTTAGTGGGCACGCGCTAGCCTCCTATCTCGCTGGCTGCGCAGCACCTGTCATCGGCAGCCCAATGGCAGGGAGTTAGCGCACCTTCTTCTGCACCTGCATCGCGCGACAAGGCAATACCTTGGCTTGCCCACCCCCAGACCCCCTCAAGATCAGCTCCATCAAGATCAAAGACGCAGCCAGAATGATCAACAACGTCGACCTGAGTGCCGATCAACTCAGGCTGCTCGCAAGGAGCCACTTGCACGGTGACCGTAGCTATCTTTAAGCCAAAGTACGGCAGATCCGCCCCGCTGGATGCCGTTCGCAACGAATCGATGACATACTGAATCTTGGCACCACCACCGCCACCAAAGATGCGAGGTAATGTTGGCCAGTCGATTTCGGCATACGAGTGACGCACGACGGTTTGCATTCCGCGGTAGCCATCGCTCGACCACTGAACTTCGGTGACCTCCTCGCCACAGTGAAACTCTAAAGCGCCGGCGTAGACTGAGCCCCAAGGAGATGCCAACGGTTTGAGCAGCCCGACAAAAGCGTCAGCTATTTCCTCTGCTCGCGCGGTGCGGTCGGCAGAATTGTCATCCCAACTAAACATGGTGTCTTCAATGGGCCAGGATGTACCAGCCAGGCCACCAGACGATAGACTAGCCTCCTCGACATCTGGCTGCTCCAGCCATGGCTGCTCGCCTTTGCCCGGCACTTTCTGAAACGTCACAGACACTTTCGCTGGATAATTCACATTTGCAGGTGATTCGGGTCGAAAGTCCCACAGCACGCGGCTCTTATTGGCTTCCCGTAGCGCAGACAAGCCGCTCTGCGAATCGCTCAAATGTACGATCGAAAACTCTTCGGTGAGCGGATTGAACACCGAAGCACACCCGATTGCTGTCAGCACCTGGTTAATCGCTCGCCACGCTGACATGCCATAGAAATCAAGGTTCTCCGGTGTCGACGTTGCGGTTATCGCTGCCACTGAAGGTATCGTGCCTGGCAAAAGCGACCACAGATCCTGAATGATTTCGTCCCATGTCCACGGAGTGTCGCTGTTTAGCGTGTCTTGAACCCATTCACTATCCGTGCCTTTGCGGAAGTTATAGCGTTTGTTGCCGGCGATCCGCTCAAAAACATATCGCCTGTCCGCTAGCACGATCCAGTGAGGGGGCTTAGATGAGTCTCGTGATACAGCTTCGGTGCGAGTTACATAGTAGTCAGGAAACGTGAGCTTGCCATCTTCATGAGTAATCTCAAGCTCAAGCGGGCCTGTTAAGTCAATCGCGTGTAGCGACTCGTCGCTCAGCAGAAAATGGGCTTCGCCGTAGGGGCGACCTCGAGGGCATGTCAATCCGTTGACCAGCCCATGCCATTTCATTGGCCAGTTGTAAGCCGCTGCTGTTTTGGCGATGTGTGCAGGATGTAGCACTCGCTCGCCACCAACTGTCCATATGCGTTCTACCATCAGCCGTTCTCTAAAAAGTCAGATAGTGCATCCACCTGGTCATCCATGCCGCCTTCAATCTCCCAATCCTCGGCTGGCTCCTCTTCAGATGCAGGAAGTACGTTTTGAATTGCTAATTCATTAGCCGTGGCGGGCGGCGTGCCAGCTGCCACCAGTCGATCAAACTCAGCAATCGCGTCAGCCACCTTTACCCGCAGGTAAGACTCCAGTTCGCCAAGCTGGAACAACTCGGTATGAAGGTCGGGCTGGTCAACCAAAAGCGTGTTCTCAATGATCTGTGCCCATGGATGCTCCAGCGGAGGTAAGTCCTTGGTTTTTGCAGCTAACTCTTGCCAGTACATGCTATTGCCCTCGTGTTGCGTCGTACCATGCTTTCAGCACCAACTCAGCCCAGTCTTGTATCTCTGGAGTTGGGGCCGGTTCGTAGTTGTACATGATGATTCGCCCAAGACTCTCTTGCGGCTGCTGGCCGGATTCAATGAGCTTGAGATTCCTGTGGATGACTTGCATTGCCGGATCCTGCGAGCGTTGGAGCAATTCTTCCGTTTTGGCTACTGCCTGCTGCAATGGGTTCATGTTTTTTGGCTATCCTCACATTGGGGTGAGCGGCTGTCGGTATAAACCATTGGGGGCCACCGCCGCTGACATAATGCTGCTGCTTTGGATCGCTCCATGTATCGATTGTTGGTGCGGCTGTAGAAAATAGGTAGGTCATGCGATCAAATTTCGCCGTTTTAGTCTCAAATCTCGTTTGCTGCCTCGGCAATATTGGCTGGTTGGGCAGCTGCCACGCGGTCGCACGATCGTGTATGCCGAGATCCTGCGGTTTGCTTCCCTCTACGGAAAAATAGCCTCCGCGAAATCCTCCATGTGCCTGCCATTGAACCAGCGTGTCAGGTGGCGGAATAGTAGGCGGCGGGCCAGCGATCACAGGCTTGGACAGATCTATGCCATCCAACATGCCCTTGTGTCGTTCTGGAGTAAGGGGTTGGAGCCTGCCTGACCTGTGATCATAAAACGTCGCTTGGTTCATCAGATAGTGTGCGGCAACATGCTGACGTGCCGCTCGATGCTGCGGGCTATCTCCAACTTGAGCCGCCAATCGCATAGCCTCCGGTGTTGGCGGTTGACTCCAATGCGGCTGCAAGTGGCTCATGGGCTGCGGTGGAGCCGGCGGAGAGGGTTGACTGGTCTGTTGAATAGGCTTTGGCGGCGCTGCTGTCTGTGCCTGTTGCGGTGGCTGCTGGGGTTGCGTGGCGGACTGATTTTGATTTGCCCAGCGGTGATGCTGGTTCAGGGTGTATGTCACTCCATTGATTACTTTTGTAACACCCGGCACCAGGCTAAGTTTCTTGGGTCCGGTGCTTTCTTTGAGTTTGGCCAGCCTAGCTTCTTTCTCTTTGAGCGTCTGCTCGTGACGAAATGGCAAGGCTTGCTGCTGTTGCATCTTGGACACATCCACGTGGAAATCCTTGATTTGTTGATCAACATTGGCTGGCAGCTTGCCAATTTGCCGGGCAGCATATTCGAGCGACTGCAAGGAATCGCCAGATTTATACGTTTGTCCGCTCGGGCCAACTAATTGCAACATGCCGTCCTTCCTGACCGATACCGGCATTCCGCGATATTCCGCCACTCGAATGACAGGCTCGCCATACCGACCGTTTTCGGAGTGGGCTTCCTTCGCTTTGGCGATCGCCTGCGATAGTGCCTCTGCTGCTGGCTGCCGTTCGTTGAAATGATCACTACCTACGCTCAAAGTAAAGTCTTGACGCTCCTGAAGATGCTGGGCGTCGCGCTCAAAGTCGCGTTTCTTTGTTTCCAGGGCTGTCAGTGTTTTGCCGGCGTTCGCCAGTGTATCTCCGATGCGAATCTGGTCGCTCTTGTGGCGCGATTGCGACCTGCGCAACCTTTTGACTTCATCCTCGAGAGACACTCGCTCGAGCATGGCCTCATCGCCTGTGGCCACGGCCACCATTTCCTCTGGGCTAAGCGTATCGGTTTCCAAGTCCTTCATCGTTCTCGCGCCGCGGCCACGCATATATTGATTGATAAAATTGCTCTTGTTAGCGACGATCTGCCAGAACAGGTTGTCTGCCGAGCCCTGCTGCACGTACTTGTAAACATCTAGGTCGGTGTTCTTATTGCCAGACCGATAGCCGCGGCCATCGCGCTGCTCAATGAATGCTGGCACATACGGTATGTCCAGGTGATGGATGGCTTTCAACCGATCTTGGACATTAGTGCCAGTGCCCAGTCGCATGGTCGATCCAAGCATGATGCGAACGTCTCCGCGTTTGGCAGCCTGCTGGGCTTCTTGCCGTTTGACATCGGTCATGCCGGGATCGCTAAAATCGACAATCTGCTCATTGGGAATACCGGACTCTGTCAGCTTCTTGCGAATGTCTTTAAAAATACTGAATCCCGAGTCTGCCACATCTATCGTGAAATCGGACTCATTGTCATCCTCTGCAGGCTTGTCCTTGTCCTTCTTTGACTTCTTTCTATCATGCACGCCCAGATCGCTAAATATGCACTGACTTTGGCCTGGGTGCTCGTTGTAGATTTTCAGCACATTGCGGATGCACTGGTTTACCTTGCTATCAGGATGATCCTCGGCGTGCAGATCTAGCAGGCGCATATCGATCGAGCCAAGCTTGGCATCGTTGCAAACATTGAGCATGTTATCAGCCCCTTTTTCGGCGCGCCGCCCCTTGCCTTTCATATCCTCGGCGCGTTTGTGGATGCTGTCCATCATTTGCTTGATTGGCTCGCTGACGGGCGAAATAACGACATGATCGTGTTTGGCCGGTCGTGGAATTGCCGGCTCGCCACTAGGCAGCTTTTGATTGTCGACCAATTGCACATCCATGAACTCGCTGGCCATGTGGCGCAGCTCTGGCAGATTGATAAACTCGGCAAATCGCGTTGTCGGCGAGACATCGCCATTAAGCTTGAACTCCATTCGCGTGACGGTGTCGCCAAACGTGTCTTTCCAGGCATCGAAACGATGTAAGCCTCGCTCTTGCAATGTGTCATACTGCAAATATCGCTGCATGTTGAACAGCTCGCCCATGGTGTTGGCGATCGGTGTGCCGGTGGCAAAGACTACGCCGCGACCCTTATTTTTATTTAGTAGCCAGCGGGTTCTCATCAGCATGTTTGTGGCGCGTTGCGAGCGTCCGCTGGGAATGCCTTTGATGTCGCCCTGTCGACTGTAGCATGGCAAAGACTTGAATTTATGGGCTTCGTCTACCATGAGCATGTCGATGCCGCTGTTCTCAAAATAGATGTCGTCTTTATCTTGCTCTGCTAAGGCCGCTTTGAGTTGTGCCTCTAGTTTCTGTTTTTGGTTTTCCAGTCTTTTTACAATGCGGCTGCTTTGCTTTTTCTCTCCCGCGGAAACCTTTTCGGATTCTGCGGCTATGATCGACTGAGACAGTTCGTCGATTTCATCTTGAATAAACTTGGCCGAGGTCTCGGGTCGCATTTTCATCGCGTCGAGATGATCATGCGTCATAATGACGATGTCATAGTCGCCTGTAGCGATAGCATTCAGTGTCTGCTGGCGTTTGTCCTTGGAAAACATAGTAGCCGTCGACAGAATCTTGGCGCCAGGATAAAGCGACTGAGCTTCGGCGGTAATTTGCTCGATATTCGCTTTGAGGCAGCAGATGGCTGGCTTTTTAGCGAGCCCAAGACGCCGCAGCTCCATCGCGGCTGCAATCATGCTGGCAGTTTTGCCGGTGCCCACCTCATGAGCCGCCAGACCTTTGCCGGTCGTGATCACGCGCCAAATAAAATCCTTCTGCATCTGGCGTAGCTCGACAGGATCGTCGGTGCCTGGCCATTTGCTGATCATACCAGGCAAAGTCAAATGCGAGCCATCGAAATGGCGTGACACTATGTTGTTGTAGTTGTCGTTATAAAACCGATGCAGCTGAGCGCGCCGGTCGTCATCCTCCCACACCCAGTCTTTGAATCTAGCCTTGAGTTCCTCTACTTTTTCGCGAGCCTTTTCGGTGGCTTCCTGCAACACTGGATGCGTGCCATCTTGCTCGTACGCGCTGCGAATGACTATTGCCTTGCCGTTGAGCGCCGACCCGAGGATGTCCATAAAGCTGACCGCAATGTCGCCGGCATCATTTTGCACACCCCAGACTTCGCGGTTGGAAGATCGATAGTGCACGCTATTGTTAATTGCGGTCGCGTACCACTCGTTCAAATTGTCGGCGTAGCGAATGGCAAAATCATCTTCGCGAGCCCCAAGCACATCAGCCGCAAACTGCTTCACAATGCTAGCCGGCACCCATGGCGATCCAACCTTTACCCCAATATCTTCGGCATCAATGTCTTCTGGCTGATTGGCTTCGAGCGCTTTGACATTCACATCAAAAGCGGGATCGCTCGCAGCTGCGACTCGCGCCTCTTGCAGTTTGCGGCGAACATTGCCGCTTAGGTACTCAGCTGACTCCACCCACTTGCCACCGTTGGGCTCGCGGAACGCCAGGCCACCGTCGATCAGTTCCGATTCCACTTCCTCGGTGGATTTACCGGTGAGCTGGGAAATGCGATTTACGTCGAGAAAAGCTGATTCGTTGAGCACGATGCCGGTAGCGTCGGACACACTCGATGCGGAATCGGCTTTAATGTTGGGTCGGATGGTGTCTCGGCTGAATATGTCAGCTTTGTCTGCCTGTTTGGTTGTCGAGTTGTATCGCTCAAGCGACAGCAGAAACTTACCCTCCGGATCAAGCTTGAAGCTGTTGCGGTTCTTGGCGTCATGCAGCAATCCGTACTGCCCAACATATTCGTCATAGGCTCTGTTGAGTTCTGCGCGGGCGCTCTCGATGCCCTCACCAGCTTGCTGGGCTGCGATTAAGCCACGCGCAGCATCACGAATGGCCATTTGGCCTATAACTCGCTCGCGTTGATCTGCGCTCAAATTAACTGGTGTCAGTGCGCCACCAAAATGCTGATAGATTGCGCCATCTTTGTTGACCAGCTGGCCTTCAGCGTATTTCTGGTCAGCCTCGATTCGTTGCTGCTGCTCTGGCTTGTCAGCTGCCGGTTCTTTGTCAGCCCAAAATGCACCAGCGGGTAAACGATCGATGGCTTCTTGGAGTCTTTGCTCGTAGTCGTCGGTACGAGAGACATTCATCTGGCCCGAGGTGTACATGGAGCCGGTGCGATCGAGCGTGCCCAAAATCTGATCAGGATGCTCTGCGAAATAGCGATTGACTTGTATCGGGTCGCCGCCAGCAGGATCTGGCACACTGACGATGTCATCCCACTTCGGTGCTGGTACTCGTTTGCCATCTTCCCAGTGATAGAGCCGTCCGAGAGCATCGACCGTCACGCCGGTGAAACCTGGTTGTTTCGGTTCAGCCTCGCTAGGTGTTTCTTCGGTGACCGGTGGTATGTCGGGATGCTTTTTCCGCAGGATTAGCATATCGGTGACGACAGATGTCCCTGCGTTTTCTTTGTGCGCGTCGCCAGGGAATCGCACTGCAGCCACAAGTTCAGCTTCGGAGTTGATGTAATTCCTGACTTTTGGATCAAGCTTATCCATGGTGCCGGCGCTGGTCAGGTGCATGATTAGGCCACCTGGCTTGGCCGTATCGACTGAGCGCATGAAATAGTAGTCATGCAGCAGTGGCTTATTACCTTTGTATTTCGGGTCTTTGATGCGTATCTCACCCGAGAATGGCACATTGGTGCTGACAATATCGTAGAAGTCGTCTGGCGTCTTGAAGTCTTGGAATGGCGAAATCTGTACATTGGCGGACGGATAAAGCTGCTTAGCGAGGCCTCCCGTCAGCTGATCCATTTCTACAGCAGTTACCGTCGTCTCTTTTGCCAGACTCTCGGGCATCATGCCGATGTAATACCCAGAGCCTACAGCTGGCTCCAGAAATCGGCCCCCTTTGAAACCCAGACGCTCGGCCATTTTCCAATTGGCGTCCACAATGTCGGGGTGCGTGTAGTGGGCATTGATCGTAGACGCGCGGGCACTTTCGTATTCCTTGTCGCCCACTAGGCCACGTAACTCTTCGCGCTCTTTTGCCCACTGGTCATCTCGCCATGAGTAGACAAACAGCTGCGGAAACTGACCCCAGCCGACATACTTGGATAGCTTTTCTTGCTCTGCTTTCGTGGCGGGCCTGTTTTCAAGCTCCAACGTCTTGAGCGTGCGGATTGCATCCACGTTGTCGCGAAATTTGGCCTTTAGGCCAGACTTAAAAAAGTCGCGTCTATCGTAGTGCCAGTTGCCTTCGTTAGTGGGTGGCTTAAGCTTCCTTTTCGGCTGTTTGACTGCTGGAGGAATAACGGGTGGCTTAGGCTCGACGGCAGGCTGAGAATGAGCTACTCGAGGTGCTGGACCTGCAATTGCGCGAGGCTGCTGGCCGACCGGTGCCGTTTGCACGATGACTTTTTTGTACGTGACTGCTCCGTTTTCTTCCGAGCGTGTAATGATGCCTTTGTCTAGCAAACTCTGCACTGCGCGTCGGTGCCGACCACCCATGAAGATGTCTTGACCAGGCGCGAATGAACGCCCCTCTTTGCCGATTGAGGCAATCACACCGCGCTGGTCGTCGCTCAGCTTGAGTTTTGATAAATCAACCTCGGAACCAGCTGCAAATTTCTTGCCAGTGGCAATCTCTTTCTTCTGCTCGGCGTTTGCCTTATCAAACTCGGAGGACGGGATAAACTCGCCACCCACGTAGGCCTTGCCGGCGATCATGAGCGGATTGCTTTTGGTGTAGCCCGATGGCGCCCTGTAGGCACCCATGCGAACGAGCGACATAGCCACAAATCCGACTTTGCCGCGGCTGCCCCAGTCTGGATTGGAATCAAACGGAATATGCGCCAAGCGGTATTCAGGCTGCAGTGGTGGCCTGCCAGTGCGTAACCACTCTTGAGCTTCTTTGACTCCATCGCGGGCTGCCTGCTCAAGAGTTAGCAGTCTCACAGAGCAGCGGCAGTTGTAGTCCCACGGCGGGGTGAAATGATCCCACACAGGATCGTCTACACGATACACGTTGGTCCCGTTAAGACCTAGCTTTTCCAATTCTCGATGCGTATGGCGAGCGCGAGCATCATGCACTGCCACGTAGGCCTGGTAAGGAAATGTCGCTTTAACCAGCGGATTTTGACGCAGCGTCTCGCGGCCATCGCGGATGGCAGACTGCATGTTAGTCCGGTAGACGTTTTCAAGGTGGCCTGCGGCTATTGGACTGGTTCCTAGATGCTCCTCGACTCGCTTGCGAAAGCTTCCGAGCGAGGTGCCTTCTATCATGTCGTCCACTAAAAACTGGCGCATCCGGTCGATCGTGTCTTCGCTCAAACCGCCAGCAATTTCAAATGCCTGTGCCTTGGCAGCTGAACTAGCGGCATCAAACTGCTCGCGGGTCATAATGCGACGCTCAAGCAATCGCTGCATCGCGTTTTCGATTATCGGTAGCTTCAGCTCCGGCTCGGTATCGAACATCTTAAATAAGCTGTTGTCTGCTGGCGGAGTCGGAGGAGGTGGCGTGCGGCGAACGGTGGTTTCAAATTCGCGCTGCAGCCAGGCAGGAAACCGCTTGGCCACATCGTCAAAGCCATACACCCATGCGGATAGCACTGAATCGCTAATGTGCTGTGCCAGCAGAGCATCAAACCGCTGCAGCTGTTCTCGCACTAGCCGCAGTGTCTCGCTTGGCCAGTAGTGCATTTCTCGGGCATGAATCACCGCCTGTGTGATTTGATCGAGTATTTCATCGGAAATGCCGATCGCACCTACCAATGCCGTGTTTACGATTTTATTCAGCTGCATCGTGCCACTCAGTCTTTAATGTTGAATCCCGGCGGTTTTTGCGCGTTGTCGTTGGTGGTGGTATTGTCGTCGTCGCTTACGAATAGCTCATGCGGTACGTCGACTACGAGGCCTTGCGCCTGAATATCTGCTACCTGCTTAATCAGCCTTTGCCGAAACTCGGCCTCCTCGGGAGTATCTGGCGTCTTGGGCTGCTTGCCCTGCATGATCTCGACGAGAATCTTTTCAGCTTTGTCCGTGGGAATGCTCATGTTTGCCCTTTCGCAATAAAGTCTTGCCATAGTTTGGGATCATGAATCTGCAGCTGGCCACCATTTTGCTGAGAAGCCACTTTGACGACTCCGTTAGTGGTGTCCCACAATGCAAACTCATCAAAGAATTTACCATCTACGGCTTTGGGCACAATTTGCGACACACTTGCATGGCAGTTGCGCAGCATGTCTTCGGGCGGCAACCTGCCAGTTTTCTTGGCCCGTTCGATATTTCGCTGAATAGCAACCTCGGTTGGGACTGTCACATAATGCCCAATGACTTTCTGCCCAGCTTCTCGCATTTTCTGGACCTTACGCTGCAGCTTGTCTAGGCCTGAATCTCCGGTGCCGTCGAGCAGTGTGTTGTACTTGCCTTGGCTGCCTTGCTCTTGGATTAGGTTAGCTATGTAGCTAGATTCCTCATGCACATGGCTGGCCGCTCGATGGTCGTTTGCTTGAACCATTTGTTGATATTCGGGCAGCATTCCCTTAATTGCATCGGAGTCGATATGCACAGTGTTGGCATCGATGGCCACATGCCCACCATGCACAATCGAGCTTTTGCCGGACGCCGGCCCGCCGCCTAGCACGTAGGAAACAGGATTCTGTACTGGGGTCTTGCCCTCAAAGTGCTTGGCAATGATTTGCTGATGCAGCTTTTGTCGCTCGGGTGACCACTGGCCGTCCTTGGTGAACTGCTCCATGGTGTCGAGGCCAGCTGGATTGATCGCTCCAGGTGATACCGGCACTGGCTTTTTGGCGTCTCCAGTGGGCGGTGGCTGGTTTGGAGGTTGATTGGGTGGCTGCGGCGGCTGAGTAGCTGAAGTGGGCTGCGGTGCTGCTGATGCCGGTTGTGGCGCAGTAGCTACTGGCTGCGACGTAGGTGGCGCAGACGGCTTCGCGGGCACTTGTGCCGCTGGCTTGGATTGTGATTGGCTTGTGTTGCTAGCACCGCCACCTCCGCCACCTTTGCTGGTGAATTGACCACCACCTGGTCCTTTGCCCTTGTGCTCGTGGCCTGTCTTGTCAACGCTCATGCGAGTTGTCTGGCCACAGATAATGTGCCTAGCTACAGACTCGCTGGTGCTGGCATCGTCGTCGCTCAGTTGCCATTCACTTTTCTTTCCGCCGTAATCTCGACTAACGCTCATGGCTAGGGCCTCGCTTCCCGCATCGCTCCACTGGTGGTTCTTGTCTTTAGTGACTGTTTCGGGCTCATCGATGAGTTGGCGTACCGCCTCCAAGGTGGCGCGCTTGATTGATTCGCGATCCGCTTTTTTGGAAGCTTTGGCCAGCTCTGCGGCTTTAGCTTTGATCGTGTCTGCTACCTGGCCCCTTAAACCAGCCTCACGCTCAAAATCAGCTAGCGCTGTTCTGGCCGAGTCTCGTTTGTGTAAGTTCTTGTCGACGTTGAGCACATTGCCAGTCTCAGCTACGCGCTCCGCTCGCCTCGAAGAACTTACCGCCGCAAAATCATTGGCTTCCTGTGCCAGTGCTTTGGCGATGTATGACTCGAGTTCTACTTCCTGGTCAAATGTCGACTCTTCGCTTTCCCAATCGCCAAACAGATCAGTACCAGACTGTGTCACACTGCCAGCCCGCGCCATCTTCTTGGCTGCGGCTTCGATCTCGCGCGTGCTCCAGTCCTTGCCGTCGTCTTCGCGCTGGGCGATCTTTTTGAACAGCTTGTCCTGCAGATCATGCTTTTTCAGGTGCTTGGCCACTGCGACCGCTTTGTCTTCGTCTATCCGGCCTTGCGTGACTTCCTGAAATGCTTTTTCGCTTAGGTCGACTAGCTGCGAAGCATCGCTGGCTACTTTGCCGGTTAGCGAAATGCCAGCGTCGCGAAAGTGCTCAATGTCGCGGCCAGAGTCGCGCAGGTACTTGGCGGCGTCGAGGGCAGTCCCGCGCCCTTCGGCGATGTTGGCCAGAGCCCCAACCGCGCGAGCCGTCTTGGCTGTTGGCGCGTCGATATAGCGGACATTAACGGAGTCGGTTCCGGTTCGATTAGCCAGTTCGTAGCGATGATGGCCGTTGACCACATAGTCCTTACCGCTGTCTGGATCACGCCAGGCGAGCAGCACACCGCCCAGCTCGGGATTCCACTTACTGGTGCCTTTCAGTTCCTCGCCAATGCCAGTACCTTTATCAATCCCTTTAACCTTGTATTGAAATCGAGCCGGATCAACCCGCAGAGATTTGACTGGCACCGTATACACATCTTCACGCACCGGCGCCCGCGGCGTATCGTCCTCACGCCGGCCAGTTCGATGACGACCCTCTGTCAAGCGATTAGACAGCTTTTCAATGAGCGCCTGCTTGGTGGCTGCGCTAGCCTTGGTACCGTACTCCGCCTTGAGCTTATGCAACTGCGCCACGGTGAGTGTATTCATGTGATCCATGAGTGCCTTCATGGATTCTGGCGAGCGCGATCGATGGGCTTCGTCTACGCGATCCTTAGCAAGTGCGTAGGCTTCAGCTGTGCCTTTAGGTATGAAACGCCCATTCTTCCCTCGCGGATGGTCCGCTGGTGACCACAAGGCCATACGTTTGGCCGATAGGATTTGGTCTAAGTTTTCTTCAGCATGATCGCCGTAAATCGCGGCTAGTAAGTCGGCCATGGCTTCGATGCGATCATCATCGAACGCGTATTCGCCACCTTTGTCGTCTGTCTGCGATTCTTCCGGAGTATCCGGCTGTGCCGACATCCGAACGGCTTGCCTAGCGCGAGACAGCAGGTCCATGAGCTGTGGCTGCTGCTGCGATTGATCCGCCGGCATTTGCGGCATACTAGGCGCCATGCCTGGTTGCTGAAGACCTTGAGGTTGACCATCCAATCCCGGTAAACCACCAGCATTGGGGTCTCCCTGCTGCGCACCTGGGCCGGCGTTGGACTGCTGTTCCATGGCCTGTTCGGCCAGCGGCTTGTGCTTGATCTCGTAGTCTGGAATCAAGCCAAAATTTAGCAAGCAGAGATTATCAAGCAGCTGCTCTTTCAAATCACAGACAATTTGCACAATCCATTGGTCGAGCGACGCATAGAACGAGGCCATAGTGACGCGCTTGCTCGCCCAGGCGTCGCCTTCCTCCTCGGGCACCTCCAGGCCAGCGCGGATTTCTGCATCAAGATCCTTTGGATATTGCAAGATATGGGCTGGGTTCGAGGTGACAGTGGCTCGTGTTAGTGGCCACTGCTCATTTCCATTTTCGTCGCGCTTCGAGGGCCGAGTTGTTACACCACCTGCTACTAACTGTTCAACAATCTGGCGAGCGATCTGTACGTTAGGCACAAATTGCCCATTAACAAGCGTCTCGCCGTCTGGATAACCGAGGTCGACCCCGCCGTAGGCATCTTTGTGCATAAACAACTGGCGAACGTCTAGGGCTCCACCCATGAACCACTTGCTAGCCCAGGGTGAATAGCAGCCCAGTAGTGCACTGACGCCGTAATGGTCGCCGTCTTCAGCGTTGAAGTTGTGAAAGAAGCAGTACGGAAACTGCAGATCCACATGGCCCGCATTGGCTTCGGAGTCGCGAATGCGCGTAATGCGCACGCCCCAAGGTGATTTGTCTGCTAGCAGCAGCCGACAGTCGGTAGCGTGCCTCGGCAGTAGTTTGTCGATCTCAGTTAGTCCGCTGCTGGAAAGCTTGAGTGTCACTTCACCGGCTGCCCATCCCCAGACTTGAGACCGCAGTAAAGCCGGCAGATAGTAGTTCCAAATCTTTTGCAGTTGGCGATAAATGAACTGGCCGATCTCGGGGTGAGAGCATCGCACACCTTCGGTCCAGACCTCACCTTCTTTGTAGCCAAACTCAGCTTTGCAAATAGGAGCGGATCGTTTCGATAGATTGAGCCTGATCTCGGGATCGATCAGCATGGCGTGAATGGTGGCAAACGAGAATGGCGGCAGGTCTCGAGGCTGCCGCAGCATAATGTGCGGAATAGCTTGATAGCCGGCGCTAAGCGGATGCTCTCGCTGGACTGCTTGCTGAGCGCTGACAATCAAAGCCTGGCGTTTGGCCGACAGGTCTTTCTTTTTGGGCGATGCGGCTGCTGCTCTAGGCATTTCTATGTTTTTCCTTAGCAATCTGGCTGTCGACATACCGCTTGAGTGCAATGGACCGCGCTTGCTCTGCCATGGCCTTGCTGCCTGTGGCCAGCAGGGTCAAGTCATGGACCGTTTGGTAGTCCGAATTTGAGTAATTACCCGCGTTCAAAATCTGCTGTGCCTGGACGCGATCGATATTGGCCACCAGCGCCACTTTTTGAGATTCCGTAAGCCCGAACGGATCTACGCCGAACCAATGGGCAATATCTGCGTCGATTGCATGTCTCTTGCGCAGTAGGTCGACGTACAGGCAGATCGCTCGCCATGCCTGCCACGCGCCTGAGAGCGTGACATTTAGTCCACGCCTGGCGAGGTACTGGGCGACAGATGTCAAGAACGGCACGTTTGGCTGCAGCGTATTGCCCACGCTGAGCTTGTGCTCGATCTCCCAGTCCAATAGCTTGCGGTGCAACTCCACTGTTGTGATTTCGACCGAGCTAACACCATCAGTCAGCAGCATGGTTTACGCTCCCGCCGCTTCGGGTCTATTGATGGGATCGGCTTCATCCGACGAAGCTTCCTCGGGGCGTTCTTCGACAACGTAGCGCAGCTTCCAAGAGGCTGCATAAAGAGGTTGGCAAAAGAAGGTACCGACAAACTTTTTACGAAAGACGCCTTCTCCGTGCCGAACCAGAGTTTTATTGCCAAAGGTGAGCTTGTTGGGCCGCGGAATGTCATACCCAACGCGTTCCGCGTATCCCATCCACTCGAATACCATACCTGCCGGTGCTTCTTCCACGTATCGCTTGATATTCGCTCCTGCATCCGTATCACCGATAGTGCCCGCCGGATCGCTGGGATTGAAGTCTTTGCGTCGCAAATCGTCTTTGCCGATGGAAATCTGCTGAGCAGCTGGGTTGTCCTCAATGCTGGTTAACGCGCCTTCAAATCGCAGCCAACTCTCGTACGGCTGGGGCTTCTCATTGCAAAAACGCATGTATGTGCTATTGGTGTATGGCGGATACGCGTAGGCTTGCCGATTACTAGAGGCTATGTCCGTCGTGCACAGATCGACTATCTGGTCGGTTGTCTTGTCATGGGCCATATTGGCCAAGCCGCGATGCGTTTCAAATTGATCGCGAATCGCTGAGTTCTGCACCCAGTCCCCGTACGGCTTGGTAAACAAGCCGGTAGCCGTGAAAATCTCTCCTATCGCTGATTGACCGTGCCCAAAATACAAGCGGTACGACAAGCTGAAGGAAATCGAGTGATCGTAGAGTGCCTCGTCGACGTCCAGCGATTCCAAGAAAACTTTGCGCCCCTGCGAGGCAATGTTAATGCGGTCGGCGCAGATCAATCGAAAGATTTCCCAGGCTCGCGATCGGGGCTGGCCAGGTGCAAGCGTGACGTTGGCACTAATCACATTAGGCAGAGTCGCCAGAGCTCGCCGTGACCATCCAACGCGATGATTAGCACGTATGGCAGTCACGCCAGGCGGGTATGGGTGCGGCGAATTGATTTCCGTATCAACAATGGAGAAGTCAGCTCTTGTCTTATCAAGCGACAGACTCCAAGTCGTAGTACGCTCAAAGTTTGGTGGACGCGGAATGACCACAAATTCTCGATAGCGGTCTGCTGTGTCTGGCAGTAGCGTGCCGCCACCATCGCGCGTCATGGCGATTTGCAGATAGCCTGTAATGGTGCGAGTGGTATACCCGCTAACAATCGACCAGCTGATCGAATAGTTTAGTGTAGCTAAGCCTTTGAAGTGTACGTAGCCTGTGCCTTCACAAGTTGGCAGATGAAACTCACACTCCCAGGTGACAAACACCGCGTTTTCGGCACCGATCGGCTCCCACTTCAGCATCCGCGGCTTAGGGCCCCAAAGAACATCGCTAACATTTGATAGTCCATTGACGTTCAGCTTCGGCCCAAACCCATCGTGCTCAATAATCAGCTCTTGGCCAGATTTTGATAGCAACTGGCGAATACGCTGAAAATGTCTGCCTACATTGGAATCGCCAGCTTCGGCATAAATAGTTGTTTCGACATGCAGTCGATAGCGGTGATACAGTACCGTTCGCCCTGCGTCGTCATACACCATTTCCGCGTCAACCGTGACATGGGTGTAATCGTTGAATGTGTAGCCGTTGTATTTAAGCGTCAAAACAAGCCACCTCCATTTAAGCCTGGCGCTGCCGGCGCTGGCGGGTTGGGTGGTCCAAGCTGCATATTCAGAACACTAGCTAGAAACGGGTCCATGCCCATATTGGCGGGACCATTTGCCGACACCACATCTGCTAGGGCTTGCCTGAAAGCATCAATTGACTCTTTTAGAGCGTCCTGCGCGGCTTGATTGTCTTGCGGATTGCCACCTAGTAGCGGCAGGTCATTGACCTTGGACCATACCGCGTTGAAAGTGGCCACAACCAAATCGATTCCACGCACGCCGGCAGTAGCCGAGTCAACTAACCCCTCTAGCAGAGGAGCAAACTTGACAACGGCCTCAAGTATCTTGGTTTGAAGCTCATAGGTGGCTTCTCCTAGTCGCCCACGAGCGGCTTCTACTTGCGCCACACCTTCACCAATACGGCCAGCTCTATCTAACCTAGCCATTTCGCGCATCGCATCAAACTCGGCGCGCACAGTGGCGATCTCTGGGCTGAGATCCTCAAGTTCATCCGCCGCCTGGTTGACCATGTCCATCATCTTGCGGATCGCAAGGCCAGCGCCGATTGCAACTACGGCCAGAACAGCCAGCGGAGGCAGCAACGTACTTGCGATACCACCAGCAGCAGCGCCTGCAGCGACTGCACCTTCAGCGGCTGCACCACCAGCAGCTGCACCACCGGCAGCGCCTCCAGCAACGGCGGCTTCCGCACCTACAGCGGCTTCCGCGCCAGCTGTCGCAGCGCCTCTTGCCGCTGTTCCAGCGCCAGCAGCCGCTACCGTGGACTGACTAGCGTTGGGCGCAGACGATCGCCCAAGATTTTGAACTTTGTCGACTAAAGGCTTCAGTCGTTTCCCAAGGGCTTGCAATTTTGGCGACTTGCCAGCTTTTTTGATCAGCCCTCGAGCGGCACGCTTGCCCATCCGCGCCATGTGCAGCAATCTTTGGCCTCGTAAAGAACGACCAAAATGGCTGTCACGATACATTTCGCCAAGCGGCTTTAAGTATTTTTCAAACTTAGCCGTCAGATTGTCGAGAAAGCTCTTTTGCTGCTTGGCTTCTGGGGTGCTAGCCAATCCGCCGCTTGGCAGCTTTGGGTCACGCTCACTAGCGATGAGCTTTTCTAGATTGTCAATTAACTCCTGAATGCTACTTATTAGCCTGTTATGCTCTCCGCCTGGCGCTCGACCTGTAGCCTCAGTGCCATCTGCGGTCTCTGGCTGTTTCGTTTGCGCCACGACAGTAGGCAATGTCGACGTCTGAGCCGGCGCAGCAGAACGCTCAACTACAGACTCGCTAGGGCCTGTAACGCGAGGCTCAATGCCTGGGTCGCTACTACGCATCTCACGATTAAATGCGGCCTGCTGGTCAGGATCTTCGCCAACCAGCACTACACGCAGCTCTGCACCGCTCACGCCGATTGTTCCTTTTGTAGTTCATGCACCTGCCGAACAATCGACCGCGACAATTGACCAAATTGCACCATCACCAGCTGGTGCATCCGCATTGCCAAATCCAAAGGACAGGCAGGACATCCCAGATTCAGCAAAAACTGAGCAAAGTCTGCCAGATACGCCGCTGTGGGTTTTTCTAGCTTGTCGCTATTCAGTCCGTATTTCTCGTCGAGGCGCTCCATTTCTAGCTTGAGCACGATGACGTCGTACTCCCATCGAGTAGCGGTACCGTCCTCTTGCTGGAACTCGAGCGCCGGTCTTTGTGCGTTTACTTTGAGTACCTGCATGTTTGCCCCCATGCTGCTGTCAAAACTAAGTGTTCGACCCAAAAAGTAATGTGCTCATGTTTGGGTAATGCCTCATTTGAATTGGCACCTCTCGGAGGTCTGGACCGAGTAGTACCTCAACTGGAAACCCTTCGCGGAGTATCGACAGAGGAAGCGTGATAGTTACTTGCATGTCGGTGTAGGCCGATGTGCCGCTGACCGCAGTGCCCACCAAAGACTTGCATCGCGAAACTGGCGATACCCCGCCAGCCCCTTGCACATCTAGTAAGCCAATCACACCCAGCGTCCACGGCGTTCCAACCGTGCCAGCGTAGGGGTCGATCAAATCGAGGATGCCTGCCTTGTCAGCTTCGATGAGCGTAAAGCTGGACGTCTGTTCGCGCCCTTGATACACGGCGTCTTGTGGCGTTTGCCCGCCAAGATCGCCAGTAATCAATCGCTTAAAAAAGCTGTGGCTCATGCGAAAACCATCTCGCGTTTGGCCGAGCGCCTTGGAGTTGTAGGTCCACGTATAATTGCCGGCAATAAATTCAGCACTCATGGCGATTCCCTATTAGCGAGCTTGAAACTTCCACGTGTCATCGGTCTTGATTCCTAGTTGCTCCGCTTTTGCGATGCAGCCAGGACAGTTGGCGATTTTGGCGTTGTCGGTAGCCGCCTCGAGATTGGTGGCAGTGGCCAGATATGCCCGCTCGTCATCGCAGGCGATTACCCAGCGACCTGCTTTGCCGAGGATCGGTCCTTGTGGGTGCGGCAATAGCAAATGTGTTAGCACCAGCAAACCAACTTGAGGTGAACGATCGGCTCCACACTTTGGGCAGGCAAAGCGATCGTTTTCCACTGTAAAACGAAATTCCCTGTCATCGTCGCGGCATTCTGGATTGCGGCAAAAACCAGCTGCTGGCTGATGGATGGTTCGATCTTCGGGTACTTTGATGCCCGGCATATCAAGCCCTTTCTTTCATGTATCTGGCACGGCGAAATGTGATTGACCGAGCAAGTGCAATAAGTGGCTCACCCATTTGCGAGTTCATAGGCGAGACGTCGTAATCCTGAACCACTGGTCGCGGATTAGTGTCAACCGAGAACTCGCGGAACGGCTCTGGGTAATTGCCACCTGCCGCCGGCGTACCAGGCAGCAAGTTTTGTGCAGCGGTTAGCAAGCTGTAGGAAAAGTCGAGAGTCTCAATAGCCAGGCCGACATCGACATTCAAGCCCGTTAAACGATCCGCATAGGTTTTGCGGCGCCTGTCGCGAGCTACTTCGGCAATGCGATGATAGATCGTCACCTTGGCTGCGATTCGCAAGTCCCACACGCCAGCAGAGCTAGAATGGCGTTCACCAGTAGTGACGCCGGCGCCGCAGATTGACACGTAGCGATCGCTGGCAATAGCCGGAATGCTGTCTTCTAAATTGATGTCGCACTGAGAATCGTCCAGTTGCAAGACCTGGCGCAATCGATCGCGAATAGCAAGTAGTAGGCAAGTCTCAGCGACGATCATGCAGCCCTCCCTTGCCCGAGACTATCCTCGAGCGCGTAGGCTACAGCCTGCATCCCGGCATCGAGCCAGCGAGCCATCCACTGGCTGGGAATCCTGTCTGGTCGAGGAATGAATGGACGAGCCGGCAACCTGCCTGGCACCCCTTCGTTGTGGGCTCGCGCGTATTTCACTCGAGTGCCAACTACGATGCCATTCTCAATTGGCGCAAATACTTGATCTTCTGGCGCTGGCCTGTTAGAGACGCCTGAAGCGTAAGCATCAGCATCGCTTGCCATGTGTCCCATGCTCAAAGAGTTCAAGAGTATGCTAGTGTCGCGCAGAATCTCCACTTCTCGGTGACCAAAGACCTCCAGCTTTGTTTTTGCGCCAGCAGCTTTAAGCTGAGTCCAAGCAATGGCTGCCGCTTTGGCCTTGGCTTCGCCGAGGTCCATGTCCATGGCAAAACGACCAACCAATCGCGCAAAGATCGCTCGCCAGCGTTTGAGTTCGGCATTTGTGAGCAAACCCTTCTTCCCGCCTGGTGCCAAGTGATGGGCTCGAGTTAGTCCCGCAGCTGCCTTGAGTGCCGTTTGCTCGCCAGGTCCAAAGCGTCTTGAGTACGCTAATGTTTTTGGGCTGAGTGGTGGCCACTTCACGCCATCCTCGCCTGTGCCGCCGCGGGCCTTGCGAATATAGTCGGCATGAATGTCCGACATGGCGGCAAATCCAATAACGAAATACACGCCACGTGCATAGTCGCTGAACTGCCGGCTGTGACCTGTGAGCGTACTCACCATGGCGCGAACAATACGCGCGGCTTCGGATCTGCCACCACGAAAATAAATTGTTGACGTCATTCGATGGCCCTCCACCTGTCGACAAACCGCCGCAGGGCAGTAGGCGACATATTGGAGGTGGTATCAGTGACACGCACATTGGCTTCGGCAAAGCGCCGATCCACTTGTAGATTGGCGTGCTGTGGCGCGGTGCTGCTGCGCTGAGCAATTCGGTTACCAAGACTATCGATCAGCATCAGCTTGCCAGACTGAATCTTGTCGAGCAGGCCGCGGTCATCCACAATCTCGTGATAGCGTATTTCTAGGCTGGCTGGCGGAGCATTACCTCGGCGCAAACACAGTTCGCGTAGCGTAATCACAGCATCGATTTCAGCCATAATTACCGATTGAGCTAGCGATGCGTAAGCGTATCGGTTGGCCAGCATACCGGCGATATAGCCGATAGAGTACAGCTTGCAATCGTCCAGTACCCCGCTGTCTGGGTCACCATCATCATTGTGGTCAGCGTACGTAGTGATACCGTAGACGCTCATAAAGCGCTGCAGCACACTGTCGGACGCAAAGTTATTCATCGCCACAATGTTGAACCCTTACAAAAAAAGGCCACTGCGCCGGGGCAAGCAGCGTAGTGGCCAATCCAGCTTTTTCAGGCACCGAAAAAACCAGTACGGTTAGAACACCACGGTTCCGTAAGCGATGGACTTGGGAACGCGATTGACGATCAGTGAGTTATCCAGCACATACAGCTCGGTTGCTGTGGGGTTAGCACGCTCGACCGACCAGCTGGCCAAACCAACTTTGACGTCCTTGGGGCCGCCGTCATATTCGGCAATTGGTTCCGAGCCCTGGTAGCATTGAACTACATCTTGGCCAGGCTCAAATCCAATAAAGATCGCTTTTCCGTCCTCGACGATCTTGGTGTAGGTTTCGGACCCCTCGGTACCGATGTCCAACCCTTCGTCGGTAATGTAGAACACCACGCCAGGGGCACTGGCTAGTTCGGCGATCATCACGTTCTTGCCGGTCTTGGCAATTTGGCTTTCGAGGGCAAACCGCTCGAACCGTAAGTAAGGCGAGTTTGACGTACCGTGCTCAGCCTTGACATAATCGTTTTTGCGAATGTAATCCCAAACCGAATAACCGCAGATGATGGCGCCAAGGTGGCCACCGGTCAGCTGTTGGAAAGCTGCGTTGATTTGCAGCAAGTGCTTGGGCACGTTGGTCGTGCTGGTGGCCCAGGTGGCGTCGATAATGCTACCGGCGCCAAGCATATCCAACTGGCTCTTGTTGCCAGACGGCATCTGGAATGGTATCTGCGTCGCGTTGCCAGCAGAACTGAAGGTGATGTACATCGACTCGCCATCCATTTTCAGGTATAGCGAGTCTCGCAGGGCACCGATTAGTTGAGCCTTGCGCCAGTTAGCAGCTTTCTGCGCCAGCGTCATGGTTTGCCGCTTGATCATGTCAGCGCCCATGATGTCGCGTTTGGCCGGATCCGAAAGCATACCCAGGTTATGCAAGGCTTCGGCGGGTAGATTCACCGAGTCGTGCATCCGCGGATAGGTAAAGGTCTGTTGACCCATTGGGTTAGGCGCCGAGCGTGCCGCAGCCGTTCCAGGCATTTTGCCGCGACCAACGGTACGCACATTGTTGTAGATATTGAAAGCCCCGAAACGACCATGGCCTTCGTAGATTTCGTTCGAGCCACCAGGCGCGACCCCAAAGAGATTGATCAACCAATCAGACGCAGCTGCCTTTTGGGAGATGACATCTGTGAGCACTTGTGGTGCTAAGAAGGTTTGTAGTGCAGGCATTGCTTCCTCTTCATGGGTCAGAAACTAATTGGTGAATCAAATCCGGTAGCGACTATCACTAGGTAGCCAGGGTTTGGGTCAGGAATGCACCGGTCGAGAATGGAGCGGCAACCACTTCAGGCAACCACTTGAGCGTGCCACTCAGGTAGACGCTGCTCACACGAATGCGAGCTCCAATCTTGTTGCCCGAGGTGCTGAACGTGATTGAATCGGCAGACAAGTCGTTGCCCACAATGACGTCGTCACCCGCTGCAGATGCAATCACCAGGTTGTGATCCGAGCCGCGGAGGAACTCGTAGGACAGACCAGACTTGATCGTGGGTAGCGTGAAGGTGACGTTTCCGGTAATCGCCGTGAAGGCGGTGCCGTTGTCACCTGCCAATACCGCATAATCAGCTGCTTTGGTGGCGGTGCGTGCGACGATGCCAGACTTCCAATTTTGAGGATCGTCATCCAGCAGGCAGCCCATACGAGAGAGCAGGCGACGCGCAAGGTATTCGTCGGTGTGACCAACTAACGCCGATCCGCCAATCAAGAGAGAGCCAGCCTCGAGCGGCGCTTGCACAACGACACCAGCTGCGCGATCAGCGGCAGTGCCATAAGCATCCACCATTACGAGTTCATGCTCATTAACTGCATACAGATTCTGAGTGCCGTCCGTGGCATCAGGCTTCCATGGCAAAAGCTTGCCTGAAGACGAATCCTGAGCCAGCAGCAAGCCAGGGCGAATCGCCGTTGTCGGCGTGTTGCCGGCATCGGCCAGGCTGGATGAGAAAATGGCATCGGTGCGAATGATCTTAATGCGAGAATCATCGCCACCCCAAAAGATGTTGCGTGCAGACGAGAAAACTGCTGCCGTAGTGCCTGGGACACCGAATGGACCGATTCGCGACATATCAATTCACCTAAAGTAAAAGTTTCGGAAATCCCAACTAGGACATCAAAATCTTCTTGGCCTCGGCTAAATCCGCCGCGGTTGGACCTGCTTTTGAAGTCCACTCAGTTCGAGGCTCTACCACCGATAGCTTTTGAGCGGCTGCTTCAGTGCGCTGCTGGCTAGTCCAAAACGTGCCTTGCGGTACTGCAGCTCGAGAATCAAGCCACTTCTCGACATCGCCTTTTGCTGGCGTGCCAGAAGTGTCGAGGCTCAACTTGACCGCGCTCATTTGACGAGAGATTGCGTCCGCTTCCGCTGGAGTGCACCTGCCGCTTTCTAGCGTGTGCTTTAAGCGGTCGGAGACAGCTTGTTTGTATTGCGACTCAGCCCATTGGAATGCCTGCAGAGCAGGCCCATTCAGACTCATAGTGGCAATCATCGGGCTGGCCGGCATTGGCTGACCAGCTTGCGAGGTCGTGTCGCCACTAACACTACTGCCTTCATCTTCTTTGCCTGATCGCAGCAGGGCAGTAAGGGCAACACGCAAGTGCGGAATCAGATTGCCGTCATGGGTATCTTCTGGCAAAGCAACGCCAAACTCGCTCAGTAGGTCGAGAACCTGATCGACCATGTCGTAATCGCCGTCGCCAGTCTTATCGGCTGTCGGCATTTCAGCTGCCTCGGGAGCTTCATCTTCCGGTGCTGCTTCATCGCCATCGCCATCACCAGGCATCATCTTTTTGTCGGTATCTAAACCCATGCGCTGCAGCACATGATTCATTCGCGCTTTGCGTTGCTGTGGAGCCCGTTTTTTTCCAGCTGATAGCGACATTTTGAGCCCAGTAAGAATGAACGGTTTGGAACCCAATCCCATGCGTATCGCAGGCACAAAAGGCGATTGCGAATAGTCGACGGGATGGTCAACCAAATCGAATGAAGTAATGACGTCCTGGTATTGATTGCCGGCGCCATCCTTCCACTCGGGAAAAATGACTGGCGACACGTAAATGGCATTCGAGCTGACTACATCACGAGCAGTCGGAGTCAGCGTTTCCAGAACGATCTCGGCAGAGTTGCCGTCCTCGGCTACCTTGAAGCTTCTCAGCTTGCCAACGGTGGCCTGTGCAGATCGATTAAGGCGATTCTTGAGGGAGGTTTCGTCGATGGGGCTCAGCAGGTCTAGCTCATTTGCGTGATCAAAATGCGAGGGGATCGCATAGCCGACTTCGTGGAGCTTTTGGACCTGAGATTCCCAGTGACGCAACCGATCAGGGGTCACATGCACAGTGCCGTCAGGACTGTGATATGTGCCCACCGCAAGAATCGCTTTGCTGAAAACGTCGCTCATGCGTTTGTTATGTCAACGCACAAAACACTCAGCAAATCGATCGCGTCTTAGATGTTTTAGATGTTTTGCATGAGCCCAAAATAGCTCAGCTGGCAGTGATAATTTGCGAATCCGCCCCTTTGGAAAAGGTGGTGAACGTCGCGCGAACGTAAGGATCGCGAATGATGCCACCATTTTTCAGAGTCAGCGCGGTTACCGTTTTTGCGCGGAGGTCTTGGGAGAAGTCGATCGTGCCTGGCCCGACAGTAACACTGGCCAGTGTGCCAGATGATTTGTGGACTAGAGTGCCGGCAGAGATGACCGTTGTCCCGCTCACTGCAGCCGATCCGGCGATGGTGCACGAGCCGCCGTAGACCGTCAAATTCGTTGGGCTAGCCCAGATCGTCGAAGTCCCAACTGTCAGCACGGTCGTCGCTGTCACTCCTGGCCCCAACACTACAGTAGCATCTTGAGCAACGCGCACAGATCCAACCGTGCTCGTTTCTTCTCCAGCCACTGCAACCCACACTTGGCCAGATAGCACATTCACTTCGGAGCTAGCGCTGTTCAGCAGCAAATCGACCGTGGCCGAATCCGCTCGCTGACTCGAGCCCCAGACAGCTACGACTGCTGCCGCGGTAGACAAGTCGAGTCGACATAATGCTGGCCCAACGCCTGGCGACATACCAATCTGCACATCGGTACACGTGATAATTGCTCGCTGAGCGCGGTACTCGTGGTAACCGCCCGTAGCACGCTCTGGCAGGCCAATAGAGCCACGACGAACATATAGCTTGGCTAAAGTTAGTGAAGTCGGCAAACCATAGCGAGCGATGGCCTGGTCGCTCTCAAAATAGACTTCATCGCTTGTAGTTGGTACGCTGCCAGTTGACCAGTTGTCAGCATTATCCCAGTGATATGGTCCTGTGGCCGATTGAGTGGTACTAACCGCCACGCTGCCAGAAGCAGCAGTTTCTGACGCGGTAATGGTCAATGGAATGCCAGCCGATCCAGTGGCCGTGACCACGCCACTATTCACCGACCAGGTAGCTTCCTTGAACTCGGGATCGCTTGAGGCAGCCGCGGCCAATTGCAACCCTAGTGCCACGCTTGAAGGTGTTGGCGACCCGGTAGCCGTATAGACCACTTCTTTTTCAGCGACCTTGAGCGTGACTGTTTCGCCAGCTGCCCAGGTGCCACTGATCGTGACTGTGGTAATCTGCTGCTTGGCCGTTGCGGCGCCGATATACTTGAGCTTAGCCATTGCGAGTGTTGTCCTTGACTAAATGAGCCTGTACAGAATTAAGCAGGTGTGGGTTGAATTGTTCATTGAATCGTCGCTCGGTGGCTGCATCTTGCTCGCGCTGGCGCTGTTCGTTTTGTCGCATGCGCTCGAGCATTTCCTGTCTGGCCACTTCTTCTCGCGCATGTTTTTCCGCATCCATCTCGGCCAGCGCAGAGGCACCATAAAATCGAGTCAACTCCGATTTTCGTATCCGCGGGCAGCCACTTGGGTCTTCGACTTTGCGCAGCAGGCCATCTTCCACCCATCGTCGGATCGTACTGTTGCTGCGCCCCACCAGGTCACCCGCTTCGGTGTACGACAAAAACGGATCTTCCGCGTGCGAGGTAAATTCGACGACGTCGCTAACTTGCTTTTTCTTGTTCATCTTTGCCCCTGTCTAATGTTGTGCGGTATCGTGCCGCCCCAGGAATCCTTCTGACTGCGCGACACATAGGCCGCGTACGACGAAATATCGATTTGGTCGGCAGTCTCTTTCGGCAAACCAGTCCAAACCGTTAATTCTCTCTTGTAGGCTGCCAACCACGGCGGGTTGTCTGCCGGCAGAAAAACCTTACCCAGCTCAAGCAATGTCAGTAATCCCGAGGCAATCGCGCGTTCCAGCTTGGCGCCATCGCTACCATCGCCCATGCCGGCAATTACCGGACCTACCATTTCGGTGCTACAGCAGCGGATCTCGCTGCGCAGAGGCTGACCATGATGCGCGTTTTCGATATACGCTTTTTCGACGTTCCAGGTCGCCAGCACGGTCGGAATATCAAGCTTGAGCTGATTCCAGTCGACTCTCTGGCGCCACACGTGTCGTAGAAACAACATCTGCGTAAGAACCGTGCGTGTGTTGTTTGGCGTGAGTACCATGCTGGGAATCCAATCCCAGATACCGCAAACAGACCAGCTAGGCGGATCGCCGCGCTGTGCCGCTGCTTTTTCTTTGCTGGTGCCTGCGGTGTCGATGGTGGCAAATCGCCTGCAGCCGCTTAGTGGAATCTCGTACACATAGCCCTGAAACGAAAATCGCAAGTGGCCGTCCACTACCCAGTACGTATTCAGCCAAGCCTCATCGATGATTGCCCCTTCGCGAGTCTTCCAGTTGCAGCCAAGCAGGCGATCGCGTTCAATCTTTGGAAGTGCCTTGAGCTTACCAACGTAGGTCTTGTCTAAATACGGATTGTCTGTGACCGAGGCGGCAATGAATGTTACGCTGAGAATGTCGTTGGCCTCAAACTCGGGAAATTGCTGCCGCAGCTCGTCCTTGGTGTCTGCCCAGTAGATTTTCTCGCCGTCGCCAATGTCTGTCCGCACAAAGTAGCGCAGGACACCGCAGCGGTCTGCAATAGCCATGCCCGACTCGGGATCAATCCACCACGCAATAAAATCGGCTACCCAGCTGCTCCCGTCAGGATTGCATGTCGCTCGGCAATATGGCAGCACACCGCAGGTCGAGCGGTTTCGACTCAGCATATAAAAGAATTGCGACTCACTAAAATGTGTTAGCTCGTCAAATCCCAAGTAGCATATCTGGTGACCTTGATATTCGTATTTGGTTTTCTCATGCTGCATGTGGCAAAACGCGATGCTTGCGCCGCTCGGAAAGCGTGCATCGAGGTCAGAACCCTCGCGCATCCGCGCGCCGAAGTGTGGATACATTTGTCTGGCTTCATCCCAGATACCGCCCTGACCGGTAATCTGTGGGTAGGTGCGGCGGAAAATGGCGCCTTTGAAGCCGCCGTTAGAAACATGCCGAAGCGGCTCGGCAAGTAGCCACCAGGTCTTGCCACCGCCGGCTCCACCGCCGTAGATCACGATGTCCGCAGAAGACGCACAGGCTGCATACTGTGGCCCAGGACTGGGCTGAATGTCAACTGTTGCTGCGGCCATTGTCTGGCAATTTGAGAATATGCACGACGCCGGTCGACTCCACGCTGCCGGTAAGGTTGATATTTCGAGAGTAGCCGCGATCACGACCCAGAGTGGTAACGACCAGCTTGACAGCCCATGGCTCTTTCGCGGTAACAGCCTCGCGCAAAGCTGCCTCCGCATCATCCACCATACTTTCTCGCGCTTGAAGCATTGCTTCTTTGAGTTCGGTGTCTGCATTGATACGTTTCCAAATGGCCTGGCGACTCAAGTTCACATGCGACGCGATCGAATTTATGATTCCGCCATGCTTGTGAATAAGCTGCAGTAGCCTTTCGTTCGTAATCTGCTGTTTTGCTGCCATCGAGTAATCATCCGACAATAACCAGATCATCCGCAAAGCAAGTGCTGACGTTTGGCACAGTGACATATCGACTGTACATTCTCACGCCAGCAGAATCAGACACTGTTATTTTGTATGTTCCACCAAACGTGAACGAGTCCTTGCGGATCAGTATCAAGTCGACATATCCACTGCCATTCGTGGTTCCCGTTGCCTTCGTTCTCGCGACAAGCGAGTTATCTACCGTCGAGTTCAGCGTATCGACCTCGGCAGTAACCGTAGCGCCGCTGACAACCGACCCTTGATGCACTACAGAGAACCGCACAGTACATAGACCAGGAGTGGCAGGTGGTGAGATCGACTGAGGCGTCAGCGTGATAGTGTCAGCCGTGTCTGTCGGTATTGTGATCGCCACAGGCGATGCCGGTGTATATGCGGCGGAGGACGAGACAACGACGTCATAGCTGCCTGCAGCCAGACCAAAGACAACTTGACCTGCAAGGTCTGTGCGACCCCAAGCGATAACGCTACCGCTGCTCTCAATCGAGACAGGTACATTTGGAATAGCCGACCCGCCTGACGCTTCTACTGTAACCGTGTATGTATTCGGACCACCACCGAGGCTATCAAGTGCGTCAACTGCATCCTTGATGTCTTTCAGCGAATCGCCGCTGGTCCAGCCAGTTCCCTTGATGTCTGTCAGTGCATCCGTCACCGGAGTCAGATTGACCGCACTTTCCGACCTTGGCTGAAACGTAGCCGTACTCAGCGTCAGGTCGTACACTTCGTTGGCGAATCCACCAGTTCCGCTTACAAAGCCATTCAGCCGATAACTTCCTGCTGGAATATCTGTGTAGCTTACCGAATAACGATTCTTATCGTTCGTTTTCTCTGTAGCCGTAGCCGTAGCCACGACCGTATCGCTACCGATAGCAAACAGTTTGCAACTGATCGTAAGGCCAGTCCCGGCACTAAACTCCAGCGTCTGAGTCA